ATTCGTGTCCCGTGTGGTGCGTCAGGGCATGGAGGAGGAGAGCATCCTGCCGGACATCACCGCCACCGTCACCCATTTCGACGGGCTGGATTACCGCTCTATCGCCTCCACGCCTACCGAGGAGGAGAAGAAGCTCAAGCGGGTGGAGGAGGGCGCACAGATCCCTCAGACCACCATCCATACGCAGGAGAATCTGGTGCGGCTGCACAAGCGGGGCCGGATGCTGGTGGCTCCCTATGAGGCCATCCGTTTCCAGCGGCTGGATCTCTTTGCCGTGACCCTGCGCCAGATCGGCGCTTACATCGGCCGGATGCATCTGGAAGATGCCGTAAAGGTGCTGAAGGACGGCGACGGCAACAACAATGCGGCAACGTCTTATGAAGTTGGCACCAGCCCCATCGGCGGCACCAAAGGCACGCTGAGCTACGGCGCACTGCTGGACTTCTGGGCGCAGTTTGATCCCTACACCATGAATACCATGCTGGTGAGCAACGACATGATGCTGGCCATGCTGAAGCTCAGCGAGTTCCAGAATCCCAACACCGGCCTGAACTTTCAGGCAACCGGCAAGCTGACCACTCCTCTGGGGGCCAAGCTGCTGCGCTCCAGCGCCGTTCCCAGCGGCACCATCATCGGCCTGGACAAAAACTATGCGCTGGAACAGATCTGCGGCAGCGAAGTGGTGGTGGAGTATGACAAGCTCATCGACCGTCAGCTGGAACGGGCGGCCATTACCTCCATTTCCGGCTTTGCGAAGCTGTTTACCGACGCCTCCAAGGTCTTGAAGGTCTGATTTTTGCCCGCCGCACCGATTTTTCGGTGCGGCGGAGCCAAACGGAGAAAGGAGACAGGCGGATGGAGACAACGGTTGTGAAGCTGGCGGCGGAGCTGTGCGGAGCCGATGAGGACAGTGTTTTATTGCAGGCGCTGTGCGATGCGGCAGTGGAGTTCTGGCGGAGACGGCTGAAGGGCGCGCCTGCGGAAGAGAGCGGGAAAGGCACACTGCGGTGCGCCGCGGCCTTCACCGCGGCGGCGGACTATCTGGGGAAGAACTGTGCCGGGGCGGAGTCCTTCACAGTGGGAGATGTGACGGTCAGGGGTGCGTCCGGCCAATCCGCAATGGCGCTGGCAGGCGCGCTGCGGCAGTCGGCGGAGCGGCTGATGGAGCCGTATGCGGCTTCCGGGGCTTTCTGCTTCAAAGGAGTACGGGGATGAGCGCGATGCAGGAACTCCTGAGACGATACGGACAGAGCGCAACGCTGAAGAATCCGGCGGGAGAAAAGACGATCCGGGTATTTTTGCAGCCGGAGAAGGCGCGGGAGGAAGGTGTTCCGGGGACGATAACGCCGATTGGCTGGGTGGATGACCGGCTGTGGAGCTATATCGGGCTGGAAGCGGTGGAGCCGGGGGACGTGATTGTGCAGGGCGGCGTGTCCTACCGGGTGCGGAGCAGCCGGGCTTACTGGCTGGGAGATGCGGTGCATCACTGGTGGGCGTTACTGGAACGGGAACGGGAGGCGGCGAGATGAAGGAACTGGCACAGATCCGGACGGCAGTTCTGGAAACCTTGCGGAGAGCCGGGATCCCGGCCATGGAGCAGTATCCGGCCCAGCGGGCCAAAGCCTATACCGGCGCGGTGGCGACTGTGGGCGTAGGCGCTGCCAGCGGAAAAAACGCCGGGTTCTGCCACTATCTGGGAGAGATGACAGACCCGGAAACGCAGGCGGTGCTGGAACGGTACGGTAAGGAGCTGTCCGGGGAGATCACCGTGGAGCTGCGGGCAGACCGGGCGGCAGACTGTGAAAGCGGCTGTGAGACGGCCACGGAAGCACTGCTGGGCGGACTGCCGGAGGGAATCCAGACCGGGGAGCTGACATGGGAGGCCATCTGCTGGGAAAAGGCCACGGGGATGTTTCTGCGGCGGGGAAGCCTGGCCTGCCGGGCGCTGTTTCTGGCGGAAAGCGATGGGGAATCCGGGACATTCCTGGATTTCCGACTGAAAGGAGTTTTGAGCGAGTGAGCGAGACAAGACATGAGCGGCCGGGGGTCTACTCGGTATATGATGCGTCCAGCGTGACCTCTGCAGGACGGGCGGCCAAGCGCATCGGCGTGGCGGCGCTGGCGGTGAAGGGGACGGCCAATGCAGTGGTGACACTGACCGGCTACAGCACCGGTGTGGATGTTTTCGGCGAGGACGAGGCCGGTGCGCCGGGAATGAGCACCCTGCTGAAGCTGCTGTTTGCCAACGGCGCATCCACGGTTTACGCGGTGCGGACGGGTGAAGCCGCCGATCTGGAGGCGTATCAGGCGGCGTTTGCGGCGCTGGAAAGCTTCGATGTGCAGGTGATGGTGTGCGACAGCAGCGAGGTGAACATCCAGAAGGCCCTGAAAACGGCGGTGGAAACGGCATCCGCTGCCAGAGGGGAGCGGATCGGCGTAATCGGCGGCAGCGGGGATACCGCGGCGCAGCTGGTGACGAGAGCCGCAGCCGTCAACAGTGAACGGATGGTGCTGGTGGGGCCGGACATGAAGGATGAGAACGGCACGGAGCTTCCCGGCGTGTTTGCCGCAGCGGCAGTGGCAGGGGCCATCGCCTGCGGCAGCGACCCGGCGATGCCGCTGAACGGAGCGGAGCTGTATGGCATCGGCGGATTGCAGAGCGTCTACAGCGACAACGACATTGATCTGCTGGTACAAGGCGGTGTGACGCCGCTGGAGGATGTGGGCGGCGTGGTGTCCCCGGTGCGGGGCATTACCACCCGGACAAAGACCGGCAGCGCGGCTGACGCCACATGGCGGGAACTGACCACCATCCTGATCGCTGACGATGTGATTCCCACGGTGCGCTCCGCACTGCGGAGCAAGTTCGCACGGGCCAAAAACACCGCGCAGGGCCGTGGGGCGATCCGCGCCCAGACCATTGTGGAGCTGGAGAAGAAAAAGGACGCCCAGATCATCGAAAGCTACGGCGAGGTCACGGTGACGGCTTCGGCAGACGATCCTACGGTGTGTCTGGTGGAATTCAGCTTCGGCGTGGCTCACGGGCTGAACCAGATTCATCTGGCAGTACATCTGACGGTTTAAGGAGGGGTGGATATGAAAGGGTTTCCTACCAGCGCGGACATCTATCTGGAGTTGGATGGCAGAAAGATCGCCGTGGTACAGAGCTACCGGGCGAAAGCGGCCAAATCCAGCAGGAATATTGAGGCGTTCGGAGAAAGCGAGCCGGTGGCGACCATTGAGGGACAGAAAAGCTACACGGTGGAGCTGACCCGGCTGTACGCTACGGATACCGCCATTTCCGACGGCATCGATTTTTACAGCCTGACCGACTTCTCACTGGTGATCTGCAAGCCGGACCGGAAGGTGATCTACAGCGGCTGCGAGTGGAGCGGAATTCAGGAGGACGGGGAGCTGAACGCCACCGTGGCGGAAAAGGTGACGCTGACAGCGGCCCGGCGGATCGAGACCACGGCATGAGAACGGTGGATGCCATGAAGCCCCTGACGGCAGGGGAGCTGCTGGGCCTGTGGCAACGCTTTCGGGAGAAAATCGAAGATCCGCTGGAACGGACGCTGCTGTGCAACGCTGCCATTCTGCGGGAGAGCTGCTATTGTCAGGGGAAGGCGGTCTATCAGGATGAGGGGGAAGTCCTGCGAGATCTGACGCCCCGCGAGATGGAGACGCTGCTGCTGCGTCTGGCAGAGGGAGAAGCGGCGCCGGAGGAGCGCAGCGGTGCATTTGACTTCCAGCGGTTTGCGGCGATGAGGGGAGAGTGAGCCGGTGGATTATTTGCAGGAGGTGGAGCGCCGCCAGCGGGCAGCGCTGACCCGGCTGCTGACAGGGGGACGCTCCGGGGAGGAGACTGCGGCGGAAGAGGAACAGCGCCGCACCGCGGTGCGTCCCAGCACGGAGACAGGGCGGACGGAGACCGTCCGCCCTGCCGGGGGACAGACGGCAGCAGCAGAACGCCGGAAGGTGATGATCCCGGAAACAACGGAGCAGAGAACGGCTTTACAGGAGACACAGGAGGAACCTGTGCGTCCTGACAGTAAGGAGGCGCTTTCTGAGCAGGAAGCCGCATTTTTCCAGGCCCGGCAGGCGGATGCGATGTGGAGAAATGCCAATATTCCGGCGGCCAGCCTGCCGGGAATCCTGCTGGCTGGCCGGGAGGCGGCTGTGGAGATAGAGCGGATCTCCCGCGCCGTTCAGCGGGACGCCCGCCGGTATGACGGCGGATTTACCATATTTTAAGGAGGAGAGAGCATGAAATTATCCTCCATGCGATATAAGAATTATACCTGGCCCCACAATCCAAAGACCTTCGTGGTGGAATACCGGCGGCAGATAGCGGCCCAGAAGGTGCCAATGGGCGGCTGCATTTTGCAGGATCTGGGCGTGAACTGCCGCATTCTGCGGGGGGAAGGAGAATTTGCGGGGCCGGACGCCTATGAGGAGTTCAAGACGCTGGCAGATGTGTTCCGGCAGGAGGGGCCGGGGATGCTGGTGCATCCCGTCTGGCAGACGGATCGGGCGTATTTTGTGTCCCTGTCCGTGATGGAGGAGCCGAAGCCGGACTATGTGCGCTACAGCTTTGCTTTCTGGGAAGATGACAGCGGCTATGAGGGAGGCCTCACCCAGACGGACAACGGGCAGGCCGGAAGCAGCGCGTCCGCTTCCCGGAAGCAGACGGCTTCTGCCGGAAGAACCTACACCGTAAAGCGGGGGGATACCCTGTGGGCCATTGCGCGGCGGTACGGGGTGACGCTGAACAGCCTGATCGCCGCCAACCCGCAGATCAAAAATCCGAATCTCATTTATCCCGGAAATGAGGTGAAGCTGCCGTGACAGGACGGATCTTTACAGCGGATCATCAGGTATACGACCTGCCGCCGCTGCTGGAATGGAATGTGAAGCACACGGGGAGCGTGCCGTGCGATAGCTGGTCCGTGACGGCGGTGTATCAGGCGGAGATGGCGCCGGTGCTGAAAATGGCGGCAGGCTTTGCCGCCATGGAAAACGGAGCGGCCCAGCTGCGGGGCATTGTGGATGAGTACAGCGTGGAGCTGGGCAGCGGCGGGCTGACGGTGACATTGGCCGGGCGGGGATATGCCGCCCGCCTGCTGGACAACGAGTCCCGGCCGGTCACTTACGAACAGGTAACGCTGCGGGAACTGATCCGCCGCCATGCGGAGCCGTATGGCATTACCTGCGGCGCAGCGGCAGACCTGCGGTCCACGGTGCCGTACACCGCCGGGGCCGGGGTCAGCCAGTGGAAGGTGATCTCGGAGTTCTGCCGGACCTATGGGGGCTTCCTGCCCCGGTTTGCCAAAACGGGAGAGCTGCTGGCAACGCCGGAGCAGGATAGCGGAAAACGCGTCGTTCTGGATGGCAGCAGCCCGGTGCTGCGCTGTTGCCTGCGAGAAGACCACTACGGTGTGCTGACGGAGGCGCTGGTCATCGACAAGCGGCAGAACGTCAGCTATTCCGTGCAGAACCCGGAGATGATCGCCAAGGGCGGCCAATGCCGGCGGGTAATCTATACGCCGGGGCGAAGCACCTGGGACGCCATGCGCTATACGGGGGAATACCAGATCCGGCAGTCCCGGCAGGAGGAACAGGCGGTCACGGTGGCGCTTCCCGGAAGCTTCGGCGCGTTTCCGGGAGACCG